GCTGATAGAAGTTGGACTATTTCAGCTGGAGGAGGTGGAATTACTGGAAGTGGTACTGCTAATTATTTGACAAAATGGACAAGCTCAAGTGCAGTTAATAATTCATCTTTATATGATAATGGCAATATTGGATTAGGTACTACAAATCCTGATTTTATATCAAGTGGGGATAAAGTATTTACTATTTATGGATTAACTACAAGGTCAACAATTAATTTAGTTAATTCACTTACTGGAATTTCGGGTGTTGCTGGTTCTTTACGAGGATATAATTTAACAACTTATTTAGCTGGTATTGATTTAATTGCTGATGGAGCTATCAATAGTGGAGCTTTTGTTTTTTATGGTGCAAATGCTGGTTCGGTATCAGAAAAATTAAGAATTACTTCTAAAGGTAATTTAATTCCATCAGGTAAAATTGTTGTTCAAAATGGTACTGATGGAACTATTAATAAAGGGATAAACTTATGGACTGAATCAGATAACAATTGGGGTTTTTATATGGCTCAAGCTGGAGCTGGTAAATCTTTGGCTGGAGGTACTGCTTGCGCTGCTTTGGATGGTTCTACAAGTTGGGGAGTAAGAACAAGAGCTTACAATGGTTCATTTAACTTTATATGGGAAAATCATACTGAATCGCCATTGATGTCTTTAAATGCTGGAGATGGTAGGCTTTGGGTTCAGCAATCATTGAGAACTAAAATGATTCATTTAAATTCTCAAAACGAAAATCGTGGACATAGAATTTATTCTCGTTGTATGGATGTTAACGCATATACAACTGCGGTAAATACAAGATTTGTAGTAGCAACTGGTAATGCAGTACAATTCCATTACGAAGTAGTTTTTCACGCTTCAAGATTGACAGGTAATTTAGCTGAAACTTGGTACTTAAGATATACTGGATCAGTGGCTTATGATACCGTAGGAAATCCGCAAGAAAGATGGTGGAGTTACCGAGAACAAGATGGTAATGGTATTGCTGGACTTGGTAGAAATAATAATTTTGGTAACTTTGAAATAACAAATTCAGGCTTTGATTCTGCTTGTCGAATTACTTGTACAATTAAAATTACTTGTAATAACTGGGATGCAGTAACCGTAGTAAATCCTTAACACAAAAACACAAATGAAAAAGTATTCCGATTTATTAAATTTAGTACAAATCTTAAATGCGTTTAGTCAGCAAGAAGAATCTACTAAAGGATTAATGAAACTTCGTAAAATTGGCGAATTGATTAAACCGCATTTAGATAAGTTTAATGAATTAAAAGATGAAGCTCGATTAGATGCTGCTTCAGTTGATGTAAGTGGTAATGTAATTACAAACGAAAAAGGAGATTATTCGTTTAATAAAGAGGGAGTTAAGAAGTTAAATCAAGAGATAAAGAATTTACTTGATACTGAAATTGGATTCACTCCAATACAAGTATCATATCCTGAAGGATTGGAAAACTTTTTATTCCTTGAAGGATGGGTTAAAGGAGTTAATTTTAATAAAATAGAACAAGAAGAAATCGAATTATAATGGCAACATTCAAATGGGTTATTATGCAACTTGATACCAAGCCACAAGAGCAAGGTTTACAAGATGTAGTATCAGTAGTACATTGGCGGAGAAATGTTCAAGATGGTCAATACATTGCAGAATCTTATGGAACAATGGCTTGCGAAACTCCAAGTTCTACTGACTTTACTGCTTATCCTGATTTAACACAAGAACAAGTTGAAGGATGGCTTGAAGCTGGACTTGATGTAGTTGCTATTGATAATTCATTACAAGAGCAGATAGAATCTCAAAAAAATCCTCCTATTGTTGTACTTCCATTGCCTTGGATCAAATCTGCTGAATAATGAATTTAGATGACATTATAGTGCCATCAATTACTGGTGCAATCGGAGCTTTTGTTACTTGGCTTGCTGGAAGAAAGAAAGAGAATGTTGAGGTACAAGGAAGCGAAATAACTAATACACAAGAAGCGATAAAGATTTGGCGAGAGATGGCGCAAGAGATGTCTGATAAAGTAAAAGAGTTAAGCGATAAAGTGGATGCTTTAACTCAAGAAGTACATAGCCTACGAAGCGAAAATAGTGACCTTAAACAAAAACTTGGATTAGATGAAAGTAAACCAAATCGGAGCAAAAGGACTAAGCCTGATTAAAAAGTATGAAGGGTTTAAAGCTGCTCCTTATAGATGCCCAGCTGGCATACCTACTATTGGATATGGTGCTACTTATTATCCTGATGGCACAAAGGTAAAGCTTACCGATAAACCAATAACAACAAGAGAAGCTGATACAATGCTCTTAAATATGCTAAAACATTACGAGCAAGGTGTAGATTCATTTACTACTGATAAAGTTAATCAGAATCAATTTGATGCACTTGTATGCATAGCCTATAACATAGGTTTACAAGCATTAAAAGGAAGCACTTTAATTCGCAAAGTTAATGTCGATCCAAACGATAAGACTATCAAGAACGAGTTTATGCGATGGACTAAAGCCAATGGTAAAGTATTGGATGGATTATTAGCAAGAAGAAAAGAAGAAGCAGAATTGTATGGAACAATATGTTAATTTGATTAAGGCAGTAACAAGTTTACTGCTTTTATTTTTTGTGGCTTATGTTTACAATTCTTGCAAAGAAAAGCCTAAATCTTTGCCAATCTCACAACAAATAACAATACAAAATGAAATCATTAAAACCGATAGTGCTATTAATCGCATTCCTTTTATTATCAGCGATAGTGAAAGGACAAATTTCCTACAAAATTACCGGACATACCGGTAAGCAAGTTTGTATTCCAGTAACATTGATGGATACAATGATTCGTGATTTAAAGGAGAGAAAGTTGTTAATTAAAAAAGATTCCTTAAATTCCGCTTATATTTCGATTCTAACAAACGAAAATAGTTCAAGGCAATCAAAGATATACGAAACCGAAAAATCGTTTATTATAAGCGAATCTAAACGCAAGAGAAACGGATGGCAAAGAAACTTCTTTATACTCACAACAATAGTAACTTCTTACTTTTTAATCCGATGAAAGAAAAGCTGACTACTGCTCAAGTTCTGGAAATTATGCTTGATGTAATGAGAGAAATTGAGGATTCGGATGATGCTACCTTTGTCTTGAAGATGAAGCTTGCTAATAATGTAGAGTTTTTAGTTGACCAATTAATGCACGAATATGAGCAATCAATCGCAAAATAAGACTACACAAGAGGTTAGCCAAGAAGCATTGGAGCTTTATATAAGTGGCAAGTTCCCAAGTCAAGGAGCTATCGTAAGGCATTTGCTTGAGTTATATCCTTATATGAATAAAGAGCATTTGCGAGTAGCGCTGCTTCGTAGAGTTCAAAGATACAAGAGAACTAATAACCATCCAGCTCTTACTACTGAATGCGAATCAGTTGGCTTACCTATTGAGAATGTAAGTAATTATTGGTATAAAGGAAAGCAATACTCTATTCACGTTAAAGGCGATAAGCAAAAGACTTATGAGGAAATCAGAGATGAAATTACCGCAGAAATGCGGACTTATTCTCCGCAATATCCTACGATTATTCGTGATAATATTAGCGATGGGCATCTTCTTGTTGTCGATCCAGCTGATATACATATTGGTAAACTCTCGACAGCCTTTGAAACTAATGATGCATACAATGTGGATATCGCTATGCAAAGAGTTTTGGATGGAGTTAGAGGAATTGTTCAAAAATCTCAAGGATTTAATATAGACCAAATTTTATTCATAGCTGGGAATGACATATTACACACTGATTCAGCCAAGCGAACTACCACAAGCGGTACTCCACAAGACACTGATGGAATGTTTTACGAAAATTTCCTATGTGCCAAGAAGCTATATGTTGAAGTAATCGAATTGCTTCTGCAAGTAGCTGATATTCACTTTGTATTTAATCCATCTAATCACGACTATCAAAGCGGATTCTTTTTAGCTGATGTGATTCAAAGCTGGTTTAGGTTATGCCCTAATATTAGATTCGATTGTAGCATAGCACATCGTAAATATTACCAATACGGAAGCAATTTAATTGGAACTACTCACGGAGATGGAGCAAAGCCACAAGACTTGCCAATGTTAATGGCAGTGGAGGCAAAAGAGATGTGGGCAAATACTAATCATAAATATGTATATAGCCATCACTTGCATCACAAAGTAAGTAAGGATTTTATTGGTGTTACGGTTGAAAGTTTGAGATCGCCAAGCGGTACGGATTCTTGGCATCATCGTAATGGCTACCAGCACGCTACTAAAGCAGTTGAAGGTTTTATTCATCACAAAGAATTTGGGCAAGTAGCTCGATTATCTCACATATTTTAGTATTATTGTATAAAGTTTTCATAGTTGATAGGTTTAGTTGAAAGGAAAGGATGTCGGTTTTGCTGATGTCCTTTTTTGTTTGATTGAAAATAATTAAAAAAATAATTAAAAAAGTTTTTTTTATTCAAAAATTGTATTACCTTTACATCATCAAACAACAAAACAACTATCAAAATGAAAAACTTTATCTCACTTCTTATCGGCGAAGATTTCAATACTGCCGACATTAAGCCAACTTTAATCTTGGTTGGCAAAGTAATCTTAATCTTAACTATCGTATCAATTTTAGAAAAACTATGAAAACTATCAAAGCACAATTTAAAGATAAAGCTGGATATTACACGATGATATTCACTTTCAATCACGAGCTATGGACTATCAAGGATATTCTATCTCACGAATGTAAATCAAGTAATTCACAATTTATCAAATTTATCAATTATGAAGAATCTAATTAAATCACTTTCGGACTTTCAAAATGAATGTCCAATTATCCACAAGGATACTAAAGGTCATAACTACACTTATGCCGACTTGCCACAAATCTTTAGCGTTATCAATCCATTGCTAAAGAAGCATAAGCTTTGCTTCACTCAATTACTGGAAAACGATGGCATCAAAACTATTTTATTTCACGTTGAAAGCGGAGAGCAACTTGAAAGCTTTACTCAAATTCCAAAGGTAAAACTTGGTAATATGAATGATTATCAAGCTTATGGATCGGGAGTAACTTACTTTAGAAGATACGCTTTAAGTTCAATGCTTGGAATTATTACTGATAAAGATATAGATGCAGCTGGTACTCAAGTAAGAGAGCAAGCAAAAGAACAAGTTTTATTGCCAATAATAGATTCGCAAGATATTTTATTAGGACTTTCAAATGCAAAAGATTTAGAATCATTAACCAAATACTTTAATTATCTTAAATCAAATTATAAATTAAATTCATCTCAAATAGAATTATTCTCAAACCGTAAAAAAGAATTACAATAATGGAAAAGAAAGTATTTGCAAAAGGAATCAATTTCAAAAGAGCCGAAGGTACTCCTAATTGGATTGTTGGAAAGCTATCAATTAAAGCAGATGAAGCTATTGAATTCATCAAAGCTAACTCAAAGAATGGATGGGTTAACCTTGACATCAAGGAATCGTACAAGGACAAGAGCAAGTTCTATTGCGAGCTTAATACTTGGGAAGGTAGTTCAGCAAAGCAAGAAGCTCCAGTAGCAAAAGTTGCAGAATCTACAAGTTTTAATAATAGTAATGAAGATATTAGCAGTCTTCCATTCTAATTTCCATTTTAATTAATATATTTGTAAAAACAAATAAATAATTATGGAAAAGAAATGCTTTAAATGTGGTCAAATTAAACCAATTAATGAATATTATGTTCATAAAAAAATGTTGGATGGACATTTAAATAAGTGCAAAATATGTACTAAAAATGATGTACAAATTCTATATTCTAAAAAATCAAATGATTTAAATTTTATTGAGCAAGAAAGAAAAAGAGGAAGGGAAAAATACAGAAGATTATATGTTGGAACTGGAAAAGCTAATAAAAAAAGTATTGATACATATAACTTAAAATTTCCAGAAAAATATCTTGCTAAAAATTCATTGGGATTAAGTCATAAAAAAGAAGGGTTTGAAAGACATCATTGGTCATATAATAAAGAGCATTATTGCGATATAATTCATTTGACTAAAAAGGATCACAAGAAAGCTCATAGATTTTTAGTTTATGATAATGAGTTTTTTATGTATCGAAGATTCGATAATATGACAATCCTTGACACAAAAGAAAAGCACATAGAATTTATTAACTATTGTATAAACAACTTAGAAGATTAATTATGAAATTCAAATTAAATAACTGCTACCGATTTAAGTGGCAAGACCATTACAAGGGAGATTGGAATGGTTTCCAAAGAGAATTTAATCAAATCAAATCGTTTGAATCTCAAGAAGAAGGAGATGCTTATTACAAGAGTATGATTGTTAGCAATTTTTGTTTAGGAATACTTGATTGCGATTATGAATACGATAAAGCTTTAGCTACCTGTAATGAGCAAATAATTGAAGATTACATTTTAAAAAATACTTACTATTATGAAGATTAGAAAGATGGAATTATATAAAGAAGTGGCGGATCGCTTAAATCAAAAAGGAATCAAGCCATTCAGCGCACGAGAGTTCTCAATGCCATTAGTACAACAAGTAGTTTATGGCAAAGTAAAGAACGATGATGTAATGACTGAAATTAAAGAGCTGATGCTTGAAAAAGTCTATGGCACAAGGTAAGAACAAACAACACGAGAGAGCCACCGAAGCGTTGGCTTTCTTTGGACTGTGCGGAATTATCGCAACTTGGTTAATTTACTTAATTGTTTATTTAACAAGACTATTATGACGCCAAAAGAAAAAGCAAAAGAATTAGTTTATATATTTTACGATGAAATAAAATATATAGACAGAGTTAAAAAATGTGCATTAATTGCCGTAAATTATATAATTAATGCTAATCCACATTCAAATCTATTTAATACAAATGTTTTTTCAACGATGGATTATTGGTTAGAAGTTAAACAAGAAATAGAAAACCTATGAAAGAACTGACCTTTAACCAATGGCAAGAACACTTGCAAAAGGAATTGACTAAAAACTATCGAAAACTTAAACTAATTAAAGATGAGAAGCTTCAAAAAGTATCACGAAGAAAATCCACAAATCTACATAGAGTTTAAACGCTTGGCTTACCAGCTTATCAATCGTGGATATAAGCATATAGGCGCAAAGCAAATCTTTGAAGTGATCCGTTGGAATACAATGATTTCTGGAAACGATGGATTCAAAGTAAACAATACTTATACTTCAGACTATGCAAGATTGTTTGAGAAAGAACATCCGATTTACGCTGGAGTATTTCGCAAAAGACTTTGCAAATTCAAAGAAGATTAGTATATTGTGGAACGATAAGCCAAATGGGTGGTAGCATTTGGGTTATTTTTAAGGGTTAAAAAAACCTAAAGCCAGCTTTGCTCTACCACGCATTGTCTGGCTTTTTTATTTGCCAAAATGAATTTAATGCGTTCAACTTGTTATTATCTTTTAGCTACTTGGTTAGAAGAAATAAATCATCCAGAAAAGGATAATCCAAACTTTTTAATTAAAGCAGAAAAATGGAACTACAAAAATTTAAATTGTGGTCATTGTAGTTTAACTGCATTTTTAAATTATTTAAATAATAAAAGATTAGAAAGGCGAGATATTCAATTTTGGAATGAAATTAGAAAAAAGGTTTTTATTCGAGATAATTATACTTGTTCATATTGTGGTAAAATTGGTGGAATTTTAGAATGTGACCATATTATACCATTTTCAAAAGGAGGATCAAACGAATTAAATAATTTAACTACATCATGTAGAAAGTGTAATAGGCAAAAGAAAGATAAAACTGTTGAAGAATTTATAAACTGGAAAAAAAATAATTTATGAAATATTTCCTACACGATTCAAATTCATTTAACGATGAGAAAATAACCGAGCTTTATTTAGAGTTTGGTTATGAAGGACTTGGATTATTTTACACGATCCTTGAGAAGCTTGCTTTACAAGAGAAACCAATTAAAACAATAGTATTAAAACATCAACTAAATGTTGGTAAAAAGCTTGAGAAATGCTGGAAGTTTATGGAAGAAATTGACTTAATTTCATCAAACAATGGAGAAACTTTCAACAAACAATTACTAAACTTTAGCGAAAAGTATCAAGTTAAAAAAGAAAAAAATGCAAAACGAATTGCAGAATGGCGTGAAAATCAATCAGTTAGTGAAAATGTAACAAGTTACGAAAGCATTAGTAACACTCCTAAAGTAAATAAAAGTAAAGTAAATGAAATAAAAGAAAAAGAAAGTAAAGAATCTTTTAGCGAAAAGCTTTCAGCTTTTGCTCATCTTTTAGAAAACGAATACGATAATTTCTATTCTTACTGGACAGAAAAAAACAACAAAGGAAAAGAGAGATGGGAAACGGAAAAGTTTTTTGATATTAGCAGAAGAATTAAAACTTGGATGAACAACTCAACTAAATTTAAAAACAATGGAACTAACACATCAGAAAAGCTCGGAACTTCAGCCGCAAGAATGGAAGCACTCCGCAACTGGTAATCCTTTAGCAGAACAATTATTACTTGCAAGCAAAGGAAATACTTTGCGATTAAGCGATGATAATGACTTAAAACAAGTATTACGCTATTCGATGCTTTTGGTTGGCTTACGAGCTAATAATATGCCAACAGAGGAGGAGAAATTTGTGCTAATCAATTTCATCAAAACAAATTTTGCCAATGTAACGATTGCACAAATCAAAATGGCATTTGATATGGCAGTTGCTGGAAAGCTTGGAGTAGATGCTAAATGCTATGAGAATTTCTCTTGCGAATTTTTTGGAAGAATAATGGCAAGATTTCTTGAATATTCAGCAGAAGAAACTCGTATCGTAGCACAAAGAGTAGTTGAAGATGAGCCATTACCAAAGCCAAGCGAATCAGAATTAAAAGCACAAGCAATAATTAATGCTAATGATTATGCTCATAGTTTATCAAATGACAAAAAGTTTAAATGGTATGAAGGCGGATTAAGTTCATTGTATGATATTGCAAAGGAAACTGGAATACTTCGATTGTCTGGAGAAGAAAAGCAAGAAATTTGGGAGAAATGCAAAGGCAATGTAAAAATAGCCAAAGAACAAGGATATAAGAAGTTTATTCAGAACTTGGCTGATTTTGATGTAAGATTAGATGAAAACGGAAATATTAAACCAATAGAATAATGAAATATTTAGAAATCAAAAACAAAATTTTAAATGATAAATATACTGAATATGTATATGAAGCATTTGATATACAAGATAAAGAAGAAACTTGTGTTAAAATTCCTGTAAATTTTGCTGAATGTAAAACATTTGATTGGAATATAGGAGTAATTTATGGCGGTAGTGGAACTGGAAAAACTACATTATTAAAACAATTTGGTAGTTTAATTGATGATAATTTCGATGATAAAAAAGCATTGATATCTAATTTTGATTGGTTAAATCCAAAAGATGCTTCATTATTATTATCCTCTATGGGTTTAGCAAGTATTCCAACTTGGTTAAGACCTTTTCATTTACTTTCAAATGGCGAACAATATCGTGCAAGATTAGCTTATAAAGTTGGGAAAGCAAAAGATAATGAAGTCATTTTAATTGATGAGTTTACAAGTGTTGTTGATCGTGATGTTGCTAAAGCAATGAGCAATGCTATACAAAAATATATTAGAAGGGAAAACAAAAAAATAATTTTGGCTTCTTGTCATTTTGATATTATGGAATGGTTATTACCTGATTGGACTTATTCACCACTTAAAGGACGTGTTGAAAGACACGACTATCGAAGGCAATCAAGGCCAGAAATTAAACTTTCGATATTTCGATGTAGATATGAAACTTGGCAATTATTCAAACAACATCATTATTTAACTGATGAATTATTAATATCAGCCAAATCATATATATTTTTATGGAATGATAAACCAGTAGCTTTTATAGGAATTATACCATTCCCAAGCGGAGTTTTACAAAATGCTTTTAGAATTTCAAGAATAGTTGTTTTGCCTGATTATCAAGGTTTAGGTATTGGCGGTAAGATATGCGAATACATAAGTAAACTTTATAAAACTGACAATAAAACTATGTACATTAAAACAGCAAATCCAGCTTTGTGGAATTACTTTGATAAGTCTATAAACTGGACTTTTTGTTCTGAAACAACTGGAGAAATTAAAGAGACAATGATGTCGTCAAGAGATAAAAAAAATAATGATTTAAAAACTACGAGTAGAATATCAAAATCTTATAAATACACAGGAGAAATATCAAATGATGATTTATCTTTAATAAGATTTAAGGGAGATGTTTTTAAAGATATTGCACAAAATCAAATTTCATTATTTTAAACTATATCAAATGAGAAAGCTAATACTAATTGTAATCGGAATACTTGCAATTCTTTGTTTATATACAATAGAAAAAACTAATATGCCAAAGAAAAGAGTATATTTGAAAATGGTAGAAGAAGACTTTCACGAAGATTTTGATTCTACCTACTACTGGAACGGATGCAGAACTGATACATTTAAACTAAATCACAAATGCAAATCAAACTAATTATCTTGGCAATGGCTTTGGCTTCTTGTCAAGCGACAGAGATACCTCAACCGATGAAGGTTACTAAGCTGACAAAGGTTTATTCAATTCAGGTTCAGCAAAATGGGAATACTTGGAATCCACAATACTTACCGAACTTATCAAATGGGAAATAGAGCAGCTAATCTAACTAAAAACGAATTACAATGTCCTAATTGTAATCACGATTATACAAATGAAAATTTGATTGAACGATTTTATAAATCACAAAATTCAGTAGGTATAAATATAGTTTGCGAATGTGAAAGGAAATTAGCTTTACGTAAATTAGCTAACTACTTTAAAATTTATGATATTACTGAAATCAAGAAGCGAGATAATTTAAGAGAGAAGCTAAAGCGTAAAGGAAAAATTAAAGATAAAACTCGTAATCATTGGGCTTTGAGATATGACCATTATCTAACTTGTTATTGGTGTAATCACGAGAATGATATTGAAGGAGTAAAAGAAATGTTTAAAGCATTTCCATTTAAGGATCGAATTCATTACTCTTGTGATAAATGCAATCGTAAATCAAGTATACAGATTACTGCAAGAGGATACTATTCAATGCATCCAGCTGATAAGCATCGTTATTTAAGGAATGTCGCTAAAGGTACTGCACGATTAATTACATTGGCTAAAATAGATTGATATGATACTAACAATTAAAGGACAAGTACCAAGCAAAAGCAATGGCTATCGAATAGCTAATAATCGCTTGTTTAAATCAAAAGAGCTGAAGCAATATGAGGAATCATTTGCTTGGCAAGTAGCAAAGGAATACTTTGTTGATAGAATTTGGTTTAATGATAAATTTGGTATTTCAATGACTATTTACTTCCAGTCTAATCGTTCAGATTTGGACAATGCAGCAAAAGTAATTCTGGACTGCTTGCAATCGAATGGAATTATAAAAAATGATAGACTTTGTTGGCAGTTGCAAATGACAAAGGAAATAGATAAATTGAATCCAAGAGTTGAAATTTTTATATATAAAATTGATTAATCATTTTTTTTCGATATGATGGAATTAGCAATTATTTTAGGAGCTTTTATAATAGGTTTACCTTTAGTTTCAATAGCAAATAATTTACTTTCAATAGCAAATAGGTTAAAAAATAAATAATTATGGCAAAAGCGAGAAAACATTACTATCGGTCAGCAGATAAGACCATTTATGTTGAAATAGATTACGATAAACTATTTCATGACCATTACTCAAAGGAAGGTAAGAAGCGTTGGTTACTTGGAGCTGATACGGATCGCATCGAAGCATTTTTAAAAGGTAGAGGATATGTTAAAATCAATAAGCAACAACACGACAAGTTCAGAGAATCGCTTACCATCGAATTACCAACAAGCCCTATCTTGGATAAATGAGCAATTAAGTAAGCCAAATCAATTTAATATCAATCTTGGCGGTGGCATAATCATAAGCGATTTACATAAGTGCTTGGAAGTCAAGAGAGAAAGATTGCTAAATTTAGATGGATATAACCAAAAAATTGTATTTTTACAAACGAAACTAATTAAAGACTATCTTAATGAAACTAACTGAAAGAGAAACGATTATTATCTATGCTGGATTAACTAATGCGTTAATTGACCATATAGATAATGACTTTAGAAGAAATATCTTCAACAAGCAAAGCTTGAAGTTTAAGAGCAATGCAGTTTTAAAAGAACTTGAATCAATAACTGATAGACTTTACTCAAAGGAAGCATCAGCTGAAGCAGTTGACCAACATATCGAAGCTGGTAACATAATGATTAAGCTATTCCGTATTGGAATACAAATGTCTGATATGGATGAAGTAAAGCACGAAGGACTTAATACTCAATTAAATATTTTACTTAAAAATTACGGAATTGATGGAATCGAATTCTAATATGGTTGACCATCCTAAACACTATCAAGGCAAGAACTTTGAAGTGATTGATATTATTAATGACTACTCATTGAATTTTGAGTTAGGAAATGCAATCAAATACATTTTGAGAGCAGATAAGAAAGGCAATAAGAAGCAAGACTTGGAGAAAGCCATTTGGTATCTTAATCACGAATTATCTAAATTCAGAGGATAAAACCATAACTTTTTCGTTTATATAAAAAAGACTTTATGAAGCCAGATGAAAGAGCTGCTTTCTTGTGCAATCACGCTAATTTCTTTTGCAGAGATCGAAGCAATGCTATTGAGCTTGCTTTGCTTATGTGCGAACTAATTCTTGAGAATCGTTTAAAAGAAGATGACAAGGTATATTGGAAGCTTGTTGTCGAAGAGATATATAAATTACGATGAATCATATCTACCAAAAACACAAGCATTGGATTAAGGTAGTAGAGAAGTTTGGAGAAAAGCATTACGCTGAAGATGTTGTGCAAGAAGCATACATCAAGGTATTTGACAAAGACATTAACGAAGCTTACTTTTATTTCACGCTACGATCCTTAACAATGGACTTGCATCGTAAGAAGGTAGAAAAGATAGAGATTACAAAAGAAGTAGAATACTCGTTAATAGAAGAAGATGATGAGTATATCATAGAGCTGGCAAAACCATATCAAGATTTTATTGAAACTTGGGAATGGTACGACAAGAAGCTTTTTATGCTTTGGATTGATTCAGGTGTAAGTATGCGAGAAATAGCTCGAAGAACTAACATCGGGTTTATGTCAGTTTATAACACAATCAAAAATTGTAAAGAAAAAATAAAACAATGGGAAAAAGAAAATCACAAGGATTAGGCGATTCGATTGAAAAGCTTACCGAAGCAACTGGAATTAAAAAAGCAGTTGAATTATTTAGCGAGATTACTGGTTTAGATTGCGGTTGCGATGAACGAAAGGAGAAGCTTAATAAGATATTTCCTTACAAAAAGCCAAATTGTTTAAACGAAGAAGATTACAACTATTTAAAAGACTTCTTCGAAAGGAATCCAAGCCAAATTACTCCAGTAGTTCAGCGAGAATTGTCAAGCATTTATTTTAATATCTTCAATGTGCAACTTGAATCAACTTCTTGTTCATCTTGTTGGAGAGATTATATTGGGGAAATCAGAAGAATTTATAACGAATATTAATGGAAGAGAAGAAAAGAGGAGGCTATCGAGAAGGTAGTGGCAGAAAATCAAAAGCAGAGGAGCAATCGTTGGTTGAAAAGCTAACTCCTTTAGAGCCTAAAGCATTTGAGGCTTTAGTAGCAGCATTGGAAGACCATAAGGATTGGGCAGTAAAGCTATTCTTTCAATATAAGTTTGGGATGCCAAAGCAAGTTATTGACCAAAATACTACTCATACCGTTAACGACTTTGACATTCGAGAGATCGTAAAGTTTAAATGATAAACATTAACAAAAAATATATCCCCCTGTTTAGCGAAGATAGCAGATACTTCGTTATAACGGGGGGGCGATAAGTGGGAGCGGTAAATCGTTTGCCCTAAACTCGTTTCTTTTGCTTTTAACATACGAAGTTGGGCATACTATACTATTTACTCGTTACACATTAACATCAGCTCACATATCAATTATTCCAGAGTTTGTTGAGAAGATTGAAATGGCTGATTTGCATAACGACTTCAGTATTACCAAAGATGAGATTATAAATCTTCGTACCGGTAGCAAAATACTATTCAAGGGAATCAAAACTTCATCAGGTACTCAAACTGCAAACTTGAAATCATTGCAAGGTGTTACGACTTGGGTGCTTGATGAAGCAGAAGAATTAGTTGAGGAAGATGTATTTGATAAGATTGACTTATCAGTTCGTAATTTTTCCAAGCAGAATAGAGTAATTCTTATTCTAAATCCAACAACAAAGGAGCATTTCATTTACTCACGATTCTTTGAGCAAAAAGGAGTTGAAGCTGGAGTTACTACAACTAAAGGAGATACTACTTATATCCATACGACTTACTTGGATAATAAGGAATACCTTTCTGAATCATTCCTTAATCAGATTGAGCAACTTGAGAAAAACAATCCGAAGAAATATCAGCATACGATTCTTGGAGGATGGCTTGACAAAGCAGAAGGAGTAGTATTTACAAATTGGAAATTCGGGGCATTTAATCCTGATAACTTGCAGACTTCATTCGGGCAAGACTTTGGATTCTCTATCGATCCAACAACATTAGTAGAGGTAGCAATAGACAAGAGCAAAAGGATTATCTATGTCAAGGAACATTTGTATAAACCAAAGCTTACGACATCAGAGATTGCAGTAATTAACAAGCAAGTATGCGGAGGCAATTTAATTATTGCAGATTCAGCAGAGCCAAGATTAATTGCAGAGCTACAAAGTCAAAGATGTAACATTCAGCCTACCGAGAAAGGAGCTGGTAGTATTACTGCTGGTATTGCTTTGATGCAAGACTTTGAGATAGTGCTTGAGCCGAATTCAATGAACATTGCAAAGGAATTAAATAACTACATTTATTCAGATAAGAAGTCAGGCTTGGTAATTGACAATTTTAATCACGCTATTGATGCGATTAGGTACAATGTCTTTTATCACTTATCAAATCCAAACAAAGGTCAATACTTTGTCTATTAGAGTAACAAAGATTTTAATAACTCGTTTATAAATTATGAAAGTAGAGATTACTATTCCAACTGATTTAGGGGAAGTTACGCTGAAGCAGTACCAGAAATTCTTAAAGATTGCAGAAGGCAATGAAGATTCTGAATTCTTGCATCACAAAATGATTGAGATTTTTTGCAATACTAATCTTAAAATTGTTCCTCAAATTAAGTACAAGGATATACTTGATATTACCAATGTGCTTACTGGTATGTTTAATCAAGAGCATAAGTTTGTAAAGACTTTCAAGCTTGGCGGTGTTGAGTTTGGATTCATTCCAAATTTAGAAGATATTACATCTGGCGAGTATATGGATTTGGATAACTATATTAACGATTTAAAGGACTTTCATAAAGCTATGGCAGTTATGTATAGACCAATAAATTCAAAGTTATTAGGAAAGTACACAATAGAGCCATACTTGGGATCGGATGTGTATTCCGAGCTGATGAAAAATGCTCCTTTAAATGTTGTATTAGGTGCGAGGGTTTTTTTTTATCGTTTAGGGAACGAATTGTTGAAAAGTACGCTGACTTATTTGGAGAGCAACAAGGAGGCAATGAATATTCTGAACAATCGCAATTCGGGCAAAGGTGGGGATGGTATTCATCACTCTATGCTCTTGCTCAAGGGAATGTTAGAAGATTTGACGAAATTACCAAGCTTTCTTTAAATCAATGCCTTACTTGGCTGACATTTGAAAAGCAAAAGAATGAGTTAGAAGCAAAAATGATTAATAAGCAATTAAAATGAACGGATACTATTATTTAGTACATAGATTAAAGACTTACTTGGATGCTACTGAATTTGTTAATTCGGTTTCAATTGGGGATATATATGAGGTTGATTTAAAGAAGCAAACTATGTTTCCTTTATCTCATATTATTGTTAATAATGCAACTCCAAGCGAGCAAGTATTATCTTTTAATATTTCCATTCTTTTTATGGATATTGTCGATGATAGCAAATCAGAAATTACTGATTTATTTGAAGGCAATGATAATACTCACGATGTACTAAATACTCAATGCTCTATTGCCAATAGGTTGTATGTTGATTTGATTAGAGGAAATTTATATAATGAATTAGTGCAAGTTGATGGTACTCCATCGCTTGAGCCTTTTGTTGATAGATTTGAAAATAAGATTGCTGGATGGACTTTGACATTTGATGTTAACATTCCTCAAGATATGACCATTTGCTAATGCAGTTAAAAAATACATACGAATTAGTTAAGCGTTATCGTGATTATGTTGTTCAGCAATCAAGGTCAAACTTGACAAGAACAAAGCACAATAATACCAAGTCTTTATACAATAGTATTAAAGGCGATATTTTATTTGAAGATAACTATGCAGTAGTAGGATTCCGAATGAATGACTACGGTCAATTCTTGGATCAAGGTGTAAAAGGAAAAACAAGCGGAAGCAAAGCTCCTAATTCCATATTTAAATTTAGTAAAGGTGGAAGCGGAGGCTTAACAAGAGGAATAAATAAATGGGTTAAACAAAGAGGCATTCAATTCAGAGATAAAAAAACTGGCAAGTTTTTAAGCTATGATTCAACTGCTTTTATAATTACACGAAGCATTTGGCACAAGGGATTGGAATCAACTTTGTTTTTTACCAAGCCATTTAACGCTGGATATAAAAAGTATGTAGAGAATCAAATGATTAATTCATTTGCAGCCGATGTTGATACTTTAATTGATTATAATTTAACAACTAAATAATGGTTATAAATGCAAGAAGTCCATATTTCATTTTAGTTAACGAAGCTGGACAAGTAGGAAGTAAAGTTGAGGTTTATTTGTGGAATACTCCAAATTCTGCTCCATCTTCTGCTACATATACTTTAAGTAAAAGAATAGCTTCTGCTACTCAAACTGATACGAGCTACAATATATCTTCTTTCATTCGTGAATATATTGACAATATATCTTCAGCAACTTCAAATGATTTGATGTGGTGCAATGTTAGAGTTAAGCGTTACAAGGAAACTTCATTTGGCTCTTATACTTTAATTGATACAAATGACCACATAGGAGTAAATGGTTACACTAAATATCTTGATGGTTACAATAAAACTGATGCTTCAGGGGCTTTTGTTGTACTTGCGGATACCTCCAAAGAAATTCAATATACTTTAGGCTCAATTCCTTTTGTTAATGTAGTTGTAAATACATCAGTAGGAGATAAAGTTGATATTAGCTACAAAGATTTGAATGGTAGAAATGAGGTTGCTTCAATTTTGATTAATACTTCTGATGCAGCTACTAAAAATATGCTTTCTATTCCATTAAGCACTTCATCGGTAAAGTTTAAAAATGGCAATACTTTAACTATTCGTTATTGGTCAGCTGGTGTAGTTGTAAGCACTAAAGTCTTTAGAGTTATTCCAATTTGTGAAGTTAAATATACTCCAGTAGTTTGCACATTTATAAATCGTTATGGTGGATGGCAATTCCTTAATTTCTTTAAGGCTCAAACAAATGCAATCAGTACCGAATCGACCACTTTTAAAATGATGCCAAGTGGAGTTAATTATAATACAAGCAAGCCACAAAGCACATCATTTAATATTAACGGAAGCCAATCGGTAACTTTAAATACTGGATGGGTTGCGGAGAATTACTCTGATTTGATTCAGGATTTACTGCTTGCTGAAACTATTTTACTTGATGGTAAGCCAGTAGAGTGCAAGACAACAAGCACAAGCTTAAAGACTTCATTGATGGATCGTAACATTAATTATACGATTGAACTTGAATACGCTTATAACTTAATTAACAATGTAATTTAATGGTAATAGTTGGAGTATATATTTATGTAGATGGCATTGCTAAACGACTTGAGCTATTCAAGGACGAAACGATTAGCATTACAAGTTCAGTTCAAGATGTTAATGACATTGGAAAAGTATTTACTGACTTTAGCCAATCTTTTACCGTTCCAGCTTCAAAAAATAACAATGCAATATTTAAGCATTGGTACGAAAATGCTATTGATAATGGATTTGATTCAAGAGTAAGAGTTGATGCTTATATTGAGCTTGATACTATTCCATTCCGTAAAGGCAAGATTCAAATTGAAAAGGCTCAATACAAAAATGGAGTTATTGACAACTACCAAATAACTTTTATCGGTAGCTTAATTTCTTTGAAGGATAAATTTGCTGGCAAGCAATTAAAAGATATTGATTTTAGTCAATACAATTTTACTTATAATGGAACGGTAGTAAAAAATCGTGTTACTGGTGGAGTAACTAACGAAATTAAGTTTCCTTTAATAAGTTCAAAAAATGTTTGGCAATATGGCGGAGGCGGAGCTGCGGTAACTAATTGGGACATCTCAAATACTGCTACTCCAATTTATACTTCGGATTTATTTCCAGCAATGAAGATTGCAAGTATATTTGATGCAATAGCTAATAATTTAGGCTTGACTTTTCAAGGGGATTTTCTTACCGATTCAAGATTCACTCGTGCTTTCTTGTGGTTAAAGAATACTGACTTATTTGAGCAAAAGTTTAATGTTACAAAAATCAATTTCCAAACCAATACTTCTACGACTGGTACTCAAGGCATATTCAATGTATTAACTGATACTTTGACATATACAAAACCAATCGATCCAGCTTATTTAAGTCAAAGTAATATTACATTTACCTTTACTTCTTCAGGTACTCCATTTACTTTTTATGTATATCGCAATGGTATTAAGTTAAACGAGCAAAGCTATGTTACTCAAACTTCGCCAATGTATTTGGAAGTTCCTCTTGGAGAATCAGGAGCTTACACATTCCATATATCTGCTACTTCTCCAGTAACTTACACTTCAGTTTATTATTTTGAAACTAAAGTTGGGACGACAATAACAAGCGATGTTACGGTAACACAAAGCACAAGCCAAACTACGGAAACGGTATTGGATGTTGCTTCATATATGCCTGATATTAGCTTGGAAGAGTTCTTTACTGGAATATTGAAGATGTTTAATCTTACTTGCTATTCAGAGGAAGATTCTATATTTAAAATTGAGCAGATTGAAGATTGGTACAATGCTGGCGAAATAAAAGACATAACTAAATATGTTGTGGCTGATGAAATTGATATAGCAAGACAAAAGGCTTATAAGAAGATTAATTTCAATTATGAGCCAAGTGAAAGCTTTATGAATAAGCAATACTTGGGGATTGCCAATCACGAGTATGGAGATTTAAATTATGAATTACAAAATGATGGCGAAGAGTACACAATTAAAGTACCATTCGAAAATCTATTGTTTCAAAAATTCACTGGAACTGATTTACAAGTAGGTTATTCTTTAAAAGTTGGGTTTGATAATTACATTCCAAAGCCAGTTGTGCTTTATGATTATGGAACGGTAACTGCTACATCGTTTAAAATTAATGATGGATCGACAACAACTACTGCTACTTCATATAATGTATTTGGACAAGATACAAATATATCAAGCGTAAATTGGTCAATAAATTTTGGAGCTGAACAATCAAGCTTTACAAATTTCATTGAAACGAATACTTTATACGCTAATTACTACGATGATTATATCACTAATATTTTTAGTATAAAGGCTCGAATTGTAAGCATTAAAGCAATGATGCCAATCCATTTTTTAAGTGCCTTAAAACTAAACGATAGGCTTGTAATTAGGGATAAGCGTTACATTATTAACTCGTATTCTACCAATTTAATTACTGGCGAAGTTAGCCTTGAGTTATTAAATGATTTTAGAATTGCTTCTGATGCTCCAGCTCCTACTAATGAATGGTATGAATTATATAATTGTGCTGATGGAACAATTTCAAATTCACAATCTTATACAATTGGAACTTTTGCTATTAATGAACGAGTAACTTCGGGAGGTAATACTTATACTATAAATGCAGTATTAACTTCATTGCCATCAGGTAGTTTATTAGCAATTACTACTACTGGCGAAACTGGTTGTCCTATTGTAATGGGATCGGAAACAATTTTCTACACTTTATACTAAAATAATGGCATTTACTTCTCTTTCTGATGCAAGAACTAAAGTAACAAATCCAAATCAGGATGTTAATTCGACTATTTTATATGCGAATAATGCCTTGATGGATTCAACTACTACTTTTTACACAAATGCTGAAAATACTATTTTAGCTCCAGCTGGTAACTATGTAATTCCTACTTCACAATTTAAATCTTACTATGTTACTTTAAATAGTAGCGGTAAAATTGTTGGGACTGCTCAAGAGCTTCTTGAATCAACTACTGATGTTAGTTGGGTTGATGATTCTATTATTCAATATCCTCAAGGCATTCAAGTTTCAAACAATTACTTTGGTAATTGGTGGTGGGGAACTGATATGTCGCTTGATGCTAACAATAGATTAACCGATGCACTTTGGACACAAAAGCCAAGTGAATCTGATGTTAAAAAATGGCAAGTAGATTACGCTGAATATCGTACTGATGCTTTGACAAATATAGATTTGTCAGATATGAAAGGTTACGATTTAAAAATTACGATTGGGAAATGGGGAAGTAATTATTATCCAAGTGGTAATATCGCTGGCTTTGAAGCTAACAATTTCACTTTTCCTATTGTACATATTGCAGCGGATAGAAATCGTGCAACTACGGTAGGTAGTTTAAAGTATTATTTTAGACCAGATTACTTTTTCCCAAAGGAAGATTTTAAGCATATTAGCTATTTTAGAAGATTCCCAAATACATTGCCAATTTTAGATAAGAATGGCAATGAGAAAAACTTTATATCTGTATTAAATCCTATTCTTGATTGCGTTGTTAAGGATTCAGGACAATTCGATCCAGCAATAACAAGAACATTTAGAACTTCGACATATTTAAACAAAGGTTATAATTATAAGCAGATGTCTTATTTTAAAAACTTTGTTGATGGTAGTCCAAGTAATACGGATTATTTTATGCGGAAAGATTTAGATCCAGTAAGAGATTCTAATAATATCTTTCATTTTGTACCAATAAATAAACGACACGTTTTTGATGGAGATTCTTGGATTAAATCAGCAAGCGGACACGTTAGAGGAGTAACTCCTGATTTTAACAATCCAACGGATGTAAGCTATATTTGTGCTTTGCTTGAATCTTTGGCAGTTATTCCTGAAGATAGAGCAACTTGGGTTTATTCCGTATATGGTGTAGGTAATAAAACTTATGCAGAAATAAATCCTCACGAATGGACTTTAGTACCATATGAGGGAAGTTTTAATTATACTGCTCCAGCAACTTTATTTTTAAATTTCTTTAATCCAAATGGTACTGTTGATAATCCAGTTAATGCTTCAACTGGTATTGAATTACAATTTGACTTTGAGTATGTAGCTGGATTTGGTAGAGATAGCTTTACTATTGGCTCGGTATATAAATCAATTTATGATAATTGCAAGGCTTATTCTATTGCTCAAAATTGGCAAGCAAGCGGAGGAGTTTATCCTCGTTTAAGCAATTATGCGGAAGGATTATATCAGCGAGGTTATTATGGTAACGAAGGAGATGGTTTCTTTTATGTTGTTGATAGAACGGTAAG